ATAGCTAACAGCACATACAGTTGGTGGGGATCCTGGTTAGCAAAAAGTAAAAAAACAATATCCCCAAATCAGTGGTTTAAACCACACTATGAATTTTTAGATTCTGATGGATTAAGATTACCTCATTGGATTAGTATATGAATGTATCAGTAATTTGTGCTTGCAAAAATCGAAATAATGCACTAAGAGTTTCTTTGAATTCTTGGTTAGCGTTTGATGAAATAAAGGAGATCATTATTGTTGATTGGAGTTCTGATGAACCAATTAATTATCTCACAAAACTAGATAAAAGAATTAAAATAATTAGAGTTGATGATGAGCAGTATTTTAATCAACCTCAACCACTGAATCTTGCAGCAAGTATTGCTACTGGAGATTATATTCTTAAGTTGGATTGTGATTATATGATCAATCCTTATTTTGATTTTTTTGAATGTTATAACATAGATGAAAATTCTTTTCTTTGCGGGCAAGATTCTTATGAGTGTAGGCATGAATATTGGGATGAAAATTTAAAAGCATACGCTGTCAATTTCCATGGAATGGATGTTGGTGAGTTGATGAAATACTCTCATACATATAGTCCTTTATTCAAATATCTAACTGGACTTTGTTTTGTCTCTAGAGAAAACTATTGGAAAGTCGGTGGTTATGATGAACGCATGGGTAAGTATTATGCATATGAAGATGATCAAATGACTAAAAGATTGTCTATGTTAGGATTGGAGTGTAAAAAGTTAGTTCATAATTATAATATTATTCATATTCCTCATCCGGATAAAAAAAGGTATGAAAATTTTGAAGGGTATGGCGAAGAATCTGATGATAATAATATTGAGAATGTAAAAAGAAAAATCTCAGACCCTAATACTTCAGATTCTGATAGATGGAATTTGGAATATCTTTTGGCAAAAATGAATATCGAACATAATGAAAATCTTTTTTCTGATCTTGAGGATTATTACATTGAGAGAATTTATGATTGGGAGGTCATAAATATGGATGATCAAAATTATATTGCTTTTAGGAAAGAAGATGTGAAAAAATTAACTGGATTGAATACAGTATACTATACTACTCTAGAAGAAAGTATTGATAGAAGAAAAAAATTAGAAGAATCTTTAAAAGAACATGGAGTAAAAAATATTAGATCTATTGTTTCTAAAAGATTTGCAGAGTGTGATGATATAGTTACCGGCAAATATGCGGATACTCTTAATGACGGTACTAAAGGTTGTTGTGTCTCTCACTTGAAGGCAATTAAAGAGTGGTATGAAACTACTGATGAAGAATATGGATTCTTCTGTGAAGATGATTTAAGTTTAAATACTTTAGAGTATTGGAATTTCAATTGGAATGAATTTATATCCAATCTTCCGAAAGATTGGGGATGTGTTCAGATGCTTTCCATTCGAGGAGATTATACTGATTTTAAAATTAGAGGTAGATTATGGGATGATTGGTCAGTTACGGCGTATATTATAAAAAGAGAGTGTGCAAAATACGTTATAGATAATCACATTATTGATAATACTTATCATTTAGAACTTAAGGATTCTGATGTTCAACCTTTAATAGAAAATATCATCTATACAAGTGCGGGAAAAGTATATACGATTCCATTGTTTGTTGAAGATGTTGGTTTTAGATCAACTTTCCAAGATGGCGATGGTGATGTTGAATATGGACAAAAGCGTAATCATTATTATGCACATGACTGTGTTATAAATTGGTGGAAAGATTATGGGAAAAATAAAACCATTGAAGAACTTATGAAAAAAACATTCAAGATTAAACTTGTCGAAGATTCGATTGAAGAAAAAGTTGAAAATGTATTAGAAGAAAAAGTTGAAAATGTATTAGAAGAAAATGAAACAAAAATTTTAGTTGATGTATCTAATTCCAATCTAAATGATTTGCTTGTAGAATATGCATTAGATACTGAAAATCCAATTAAAAATTTTAATATGGGGATGTGGTATGAGCATCACCGACACAATGCTCCAGCACTTTCTTTCTTTTTGAGGTGTGCTGAAAGAACAGATGATTTAGATCTCGCTTATGAGGCATTGATTCATGCTTCTAATGCTTATGCTCGCCAAGGAACAAGAGATCAAACAGCAAAAGGTCTTCTTCAGCAAGCACTTTGCATTCGTCCAAAGAGACCGGAAGCATATTATCTTCTTGCAAGATTTTCTGAAAATCGTCAGTGGTGGCAAGACTGTTATATATTCTCTCAATGGGGAATTGATTTTTGTGATTTTGAACTTCCTCCATTGCACACTGATGTGGAATATCCAGGTAAGTATGGCCTTTTATTTGAGAAACAACTTTCTGCTTGGTGGTGGGGAAAGGGCGATGAATCTAGAAAACTTCTTCAAGATATGAAGGATAATTATTCTCTAGATAAGGCACATTATGATATGGTATCCAATAACCTTATGAGACTGGGTGCCGGACATATTCCGGAAGAGATTATTAAATATCAAAAACATAAACATGATAATCTGAGATTTAAGTTTCCTGGATCTGAAGAGATTGAAAAGAACTACTCTCAGGCATTCCAAGATATGGTTATTCTTGCTGCAACCAAAGGTAAGACCAATGGACTATATCTTGAGATTGGTGCTCAGCAACCATTCTATCAGAATAACACAGCACTGCTTGAGACTAAGTATGGTTGGGATGGAATTTCTATTGAAATTCTCCCAGATCTTTGCGCTCAGTTTGCCAGAGAACGTAAGAATCAAATAATTTGTCAAGACGCTACTACTGTGGATTATGAGAAGTTGTTGGATGAATTTGGTAAGGGAACTGACTTTGATTATCTGCAGTTAGATGTAGAACCATCTAAAACTACATTTGAATGTTTGTTGTCAATGCCATTTGAAAAATATAGATTTGGAATTATTACATATGAGCACGATCATTATGTTGATATGACTGGATCTTATCGTGATAAGTCTAGAAGATATCTTAAATCGATTGGATATGAGATCTTAGTTGCCAATGTTTCTCCGAATGATAATAGTCCATTTGAGGATTGGTGGTATCATCCGGATCTTATTGATCCCGAAATCGTCAACCAAATGAAGTCTGTATCGGATGAAACAGTTAATATTGTTAAATATATGATCCGGGATTAATAGTCTAGTATGAACAAATACCAAATAAGTAGAGTTCTTGAGGTATTTGATGGTTCGACATTTGAAGGAATAATTGATTTAGGTATGGGAGTTTATCTTAAGAAAAAAATATTTTTATCTGGGATTGTTTCCCCATCTATAAATAATGACAATGAAAAACTATATTGGAAGCAAGCAAAAGATAAATTGCAATATTATCTTAGATATGCTACCAATAGAAAAGTTTACATTCAGGTCGATGAGTATCATAATGATTATGTTTATGGATTTGTTTATACAGATGAATTTGAAGATTCAATAAATTGGATTATGTTTTTATATGGTTATGTCTGGGATAATGGTATAGTACTTCCAGAAGACAATGAAAGAAAAAGAGAAACTTATGTTTTGAATACACCAAGTACGAGGTTAAAATGAGAGATTTACACCCATTAATTCAAAATCTTGCAGAATCAATTTTAGATAGTTGGGGAGGCCATTTTGATGAAGATGATTTGAAAGAAGTGCAACTGCCGGAAGAATTTGGTAGAGTGCAAAAAGAAATTGATGGAGAAGAGCAAGTTTATATTGAAAATTATGTTTGGGAAAGTGAAAAATTTAGAAAAATACATTTGGAAGTTGCCCAAATGAAGTCTGGACTTGACATTCTTCATATTAACATGTATCCTAGATACGACTATGATATTCCTATCTTTGGTGCTGATGTTGTTGCTTCTTCAAAATCCGTAGGTGCTGCGATTGTTGATATTAGTTCTATCAGGGAAGATAGAAGTCTTCCGGAAGAATATAAGATTCTTGATATTGTAGAAACTAATTTTGAAGAAGATAAAAAAATGCCCGACTGGGGTGATGTTTTTTCTGAGTATTGTGTATTTGTTAAACCAACAGAAGATGAATATGAAAAATTCATACATACCGCATTTACATATTTGAATTATCATTGTGCTATCTCTCACAATACTAAAGCAAATCCAGATAATATTTCCATTAATTACGAGGGCCATAAATTTTATTGTGAAAAGCAAAGACAAAATAATAAAACTAGAAAAGTTTTAGAAAGTATATTCGATGTAGAATATGCTGATAAATACATTTCAGAAATGTTGTTTGATTATCCAGAAATTTAATGTCAGAAGCAGAAGAACCAAGAATCCAAGAGGTTATCCACAGTATTAAATATGCAGATGAACCTCAACAGCAAATCTATGAAGATAACGAACCTAAATTAGAAGGAATTGATCTGGATGATGAACAAGCAATTGCCAATTATTATTTGGCAAAAAATAATCAAATAGACCCAGACCAACTTGAAATTGAAAAAAAAGAAGAAGAACTTTTTGAAGAAATTAAAAAAGTTGTAAAAAATAAAAGTACTCTTGCTGAATATCTGACAAATCTACATGCTTCAATTGAGGTTATGGAAGAAAGGATTTATGAGTTAGAATTGAAATCTGAGAAAAAAGAAAGGGAATCTGTATCTAATATTAGGAATAACCCTTCCGGATTATCTGCAAAAGGTATAGGTCAATTGCCATTTAATTTATTTTAATTCTCTATCGGTATATTAATATGAAATTTACAGTTTATTCTAAAGATGGATGCCCATATTGCACAAAAGTCAAACAAGTGCTAGAGTTAGCAGAACTACAACATGTAGTTTATAAACTTGATGTTGATTTTACGCGAGAAGAATTTTACAATGAATTTGGTCATGGTTCTACATTTCCTCAAGTTATTGTAGATCAAGAACATATTGGTGGATGTACAGATACTGTTCAATATCTTAGGGAGAATAATTTAGTTTAATGGTTAATAATATTCATGAAGTTTATATTGATGTGGAAAAAGCAATTGATTATGCTTTTACTGGACAGTTTGTTTTGAAATTTTATGATTACCTAAAAGTCCGTGGAACAAAAAAAATTGAAATAGATGAGTTTATTGAAAGTAGTACTGCTAATGAAATAAGTAATCTTATATTAGATCTTAATGATTATATTGAAGGTGGTTCAGATGAAATTCATAAACAACTTCGTGAAGCCTATGGACATATTCCAAAACCGCAAGCAAGAAAAATTAAAAACTACCTTCATGGCATACTAGAAGATGCCCAAAAATATAGTCATGATAAGAGGCCAGGACGACGAAAAAAGAAAACTAAATAAGACAGATCCCCAAATTAATAGGGGAGTTGAATTATTATTACGAAATAGGAGAAGAAAATCAGAAAAACCAAAAACTTTTCAAGTGAAGTTTGGTAAAATGATTTCTCTTTTCCGCAGAGAGTTTCATTTTTTTATCAACTTTCACTTTGATATTAAAAAAAAGTAAACTCTCTGGAGAAAACAAATGGAAACAGCATACGTAATCACATTTATTACAATGTTTACATTGCTATTTTTTATGACAGGAGGTATAATTGGTTGGTTGGTATATAGACATCTTTTAGAAACGAGACCTCCATATCTACATCCAGAGTTTTTTGATGAAAATGGGCAGGTGATACCTGACGAAATAGTAAGTGTACGCTTTGAAAACAACTATGACTACGACTACGACGAAGAAGAAGGTGCCGACGACTGAACAAATAATCGAATCCCTTCCTACAAATCCCTTTATTTTTGAAATTTTAGAACTTGTTTCGAAACAAAGAAGTAACTCTAAAAAAGTTGAGATTTTGAAAGCCTATGAGCATGATTCTCTTAAATCTATTTTTATTTGGAATTTTGATCCTACTGTGATTAGTCTTCTTCCCGAAGGAGAAGTTCCATATGCTCGTACTGAAGATCAAAATTTTAAAAGCGGATCTTTGAGTTCTAAAATTAATGATGCCGTTTCCAAAATGGAAGAAATTAATACAAAGTCTTTAGGCGCATCGGATCAAGGAAAATCTACAATAAGAAAAGAGTATGTAAAGTTTTTTAATTTTGTTAAAGGTGGTAATAATACATTATCAACTCTTCGTAGAGAAACTATGTTTATTAACATTCTTGAAGGTCTTCATCCATTAGAAGCAGAAATTCTTTGTTTAGTTAAAGATAAAAAATTGGAAACTAAATATAAGGTAAGTTTTGATAATGTAAAAGAATCCTATCCCGATATTCAATGGGGTGGTCGTTCATGAAAGCAGTTATTAGGGAAAAAGTACAAATGGCAGAATACAATGAAACTCAATCAATGATTCTGCCTCATGAATATGGATGTGAAATTATTCTTGAAAAGACTAATGTAAATAAAGCAAAAGACTCTTCATTTCCTAATGATGCATACTTAATCTGGTATGTTGTTGACGGTCAAGAGTATATTGATCTAACTCGCAGCGCAAAAAGAGTAAATTTATTTGATATGTATTATGATAAGTATGGCCCAGGATCTGTACGAAAAATTGATTTTGGATATGGTAGAACAAATCCAAGATTGTGGGGATATAAGCAATCTGATAAAAAGAAAAAAAGATGAGTGAAGGATTTAAAGGTTTTTCCAAACCAGAAAATGATAAAAAATTTAAACTTTATATTAAAAATAAAGAAATAAAAAACATTATTAACCAATATAAAAAACTTAAAAAATATCAAAAATCATCTATTTTTGAAATTGAAAAACTTTCGGGTCAAGAAACAAGAATAGATAAACTAATCAACGAATACGGAATAGACCCTGAAGCAATTGAATAATGGGAAAACATTATCTTCTTAATTTATATGGATGCTCATTTGTTCTTTTAGATGATGAGCGTTGTCTTATAGACTTATTAGAAAATGCAGCAGTTGCTAGTGGTGCTACTGTAATTCAAACTATCTCTAACAAGTTTGAACCACAGGGAGTCACTGTAATTTGTTTATTATCTGAAAGTCATATTAGCATTCATACTTGGCCTGAAGAAGGTAAAGCGGCAGTAGATGTTTATACTTGCGGAGATTGTAACCCTAAAATTGGATGTGATATCATCATCCAACAACTTTACGCTCAACACCATACACTTAGTTATATAGAACGTTAACTAAATACGTTATAATTGGAGAATATTATGCTTTCTACTCAATATCGTTTGCGACTTGAAGAAATTTGTCAAAAAATTATACTTCACGAAGAGGTGAGTTTGGAAGATATGATTTGGGCAGAAAAACTTGCCAAAGCAAATCGTTCTGCTGCTACTATTCTTCGTCAAGCGAGAAGAAGAGCAGAAAATCCTGACATGCAAGAAGGCGACTTGGATGATTTCATGAATCAGTTGGACCTTGGTGGATTAGGTCACGAAAGATTTGGTAAACGTGGTTTTGATAGTGTTGATGATATGGTAGATTGGTTTAAAAGAGATGACGATGAAACTGATTGGAGGCAAAGAGATTGACCTACGATGAGTTCATTGGTAAAAGTCATGAATATTATATGGATATGGTGCGTCTTATAGACATAAAAACTAAGCATCGTATGGCATTGAGTAGTGAAGAAAAACAAATAAATCAATTTATTTTAAAAGTTCAAGAAGATAATAGAATTAATGAACTAAAAAATAGATTTGAAAAGTGTTGGCAAATTGAAGAATGAAATCTTTAATTCTTATTGCTTGCTTTTTACCACTTGTTTTGATATGGTTGATTATGAAATTGTCAATATGGATTGCTGCTATTACTGAAGAGCAAAAATATGTCAGAGAAGAATCCAAACGACCACATGGACCATACTTGGAAAATGTATATGCTGACCTTGATGAAGAGGAAGAAAATGATTGAAGTATCAGAAACCATTGACAAAGCAATCTGGGAATGGTATTCTGAGCGTGGTTTAGATGTTCCTGATTGGAAATATGAAAAAGATCCTCAATGGTGGATAGATTACCTTGCAGAACTTGACAAAGAAGAATAGATAGTTTATAATTTCTGGATATATCTTCCTTATCATGGACTATAAACCCTACACTGTAGAATGGAGTAGAAAGAGGTATCTTTCCGAAGCAATCCAAAAATACTTTGAAGATAATGTATCGGCAGATGTTATTGTTGGTGATATTCTTGATACATTAGAAAATTGGGCTTTATTGCATAAAAATAAAACAAATAAACTTGAAGAAGTAATAAGTAAATTAAAGTAATATAAACCGTAACAAAAGTTACAAAATTACTTGACTACATAATTTATTAAGTCTAAAATGACTTTACGTTCAACCAGGTAACTGGTCGCAAGTAGGACGGCGGAACGGATCGTTCATTCGCTATTCGCAAATAGCGAACGCAAACCGCCCGAAGGAACGGGGCCTAAAAATCTCATTTCTTTGGAGGAAATCCCAATGTCTAAAGTAGTCTATCGCGGCGTAGAATATGATACCCAGAAGCGTCTGGAGTATCAACAACAGATGGCACAGCAACCTCAACAGTACAACGAAACATATCGTGGTGTTAAGTTCGTAAAGGAGGGTCACAAGTGATGAAAAAACTCAATGTACTTCAACTCATCAAAGAGCAGAAGCAAAAAGAGCAACGTCGTCATGAAGCACTTCTTGCAAATGCTGGAGCAGGAAAATGATTCCTATGATTGCAGCTATTGCAGGCGCATCAACAGCATTCATTTATCTCATATATATTGAAGTTCTATTACTAAATAGGTAGTGGAAAATTACCGTTATCACTATGATGATATGGACAAGGACAATAGAGGTCCTGCTTGTTATCTTTTAACATATCGTGGATGTAAATATTGGTCTTGCTATCGTATTCATCTAGTGGAATGGTTTGAAAAAATGTTTAAATCTGAGGGGTCTTGACACTCCTCTTTTTTTTAACTATAATTCACCCTATATGAGTTTATAAAATGGATAAAGAAAAACTCAAGTTAATTATTAAAAATCTTGAATCTTTAGTGGAGTGTTTAAAGTCGGAAGTTTATTCGGATGTAGATTCATACAAAATAAATTCCGAAAACATTTCACAATACATCACGGATTATGACGAAGTATTTTATGACGGAGATGATGATGGATATCCCGATTGATGAATTTGAGTATATGAAACCTGAAGTAAAACTTATTAGTGTTACCCCCGAAGCAGAAAAGCACATGGCATATTGTGCTAGGGTAAGTAATCCTTCCAATCAAGAAAACGAAAAATTTTCGGGGCTTCTTAAGTATTGTATTCAACATCAGCACTGGAGTATTTTTGAACAGGCAAGTATGACGGTAGAAATCAATACCACTCGTGGTATTGCAGCCCAAATACTTCGACATAGATCTTTTACATATCAAGAATTTTCGCAAAGATATGCTGATAGCACTCTTCTAGGAAAAACTATTCCTCTTCCAGAACTTCGTCGTCAGGATAGTAAGAATCGTCAGAATTCAATTGATGATATTCCTGACTATTTGAGACTGACTCTAACAGAAGATATCCGTGTTCATTTTGAGCACTCCCTGCGCCTCTACAACCGCCTTCTAGAGAAAGGAGTAGCAAAGGAGTGTGCAAGGTTCGTATTGCCTCTAGCAACGCCTACACGCCTCTATATGACCGGTTCTGTGCGGTC